AAATCCAACAACAAAACAGATCCATTCTCTTCTATAATGTAATTCTAATGTTTTCCAATCACTAGGAGTTTTTCCAAATATCATCATACTGTTGCCTTTTGTTTTTTTTTCATTTTCATTTTGTACATAATTAATAAACCAATCCTTTCTTTCTATTTTTTCTACTCATTTTTTTCTTTGCTTGTTTAGCTGCTTTCTTTCCAGCTTTTGTATAAGGATATTTCTTACCAGCTACATTAGGCATTAAACTAATCCTTTATTTCTTTTAGATCTTGGAAATCCAGCTTTCATATTTTTATATGCCTTATCTGAAATAGTAGAATTTTTTTTAGATCTACTAATTCCTTTTTTTTTTCTTGCGTTAATGTTTGCGTATAATCCAGGTTTAGCCATTACTTATCTTCCTCTCTTTTCTTTTCATCATTCTTACATTTACAATCACCATTGCATTCACAATTATTTTTTAATTTTATGAAACGAGGGTTTCTATTATATTCTGGAGTTTCTCTATCTGCCATTTAAGCTCCTAATGTTTTTTTTGTATTTTGTGGATTTCTAACTGATGTTTCACCTAATTGTGTTGAAGGAGCATAGTTAGCTAATTGAGATACACTTCTTCTTTTTCTTCCTCCAACTTTTCTTCTAACTAATTTTTTACCTTCGGCTGCTGTTTCTTTAACAACTTCTTTTCTTCTGTCTTGAATAGCAGATGTTGCAGATACACCTGGCGATGAACCTCCACCGGTAACTTTAGAAATAGTTTTTTTAATTATTCTTGCTGGTGATCCTCCCATTATGTGTACCTCTTATCTGTATCATAAGGATTACGAGTTAATGCTTTAACCGGTGTCATGTTATTCGTAACTCCTAATGCTGGATTGTTTCTGTCATCTGCAAATAACATTCTTGAATTAACTCTACGAGATCTAGATCTTGCAGCAATCTTTCTTTTTTCTGATTTCTCATTAGCATCAGCTCTAGCCTCTCTTTGATCTAACAATTCATTAGATCTATCCACCTCTGGTGGTGGAGTATATTTAGGTGGCTTGAACAATGATCCCATAATTTAAAAATACCTCGCAAACATTTTATAATCGGAACCATCCACACCATAGTGTTTTAAAATTCCTTCATTCTCAAAATACATTGCTTTTATCCATTTGAGAGCAGAAACATTTAAAGAACTGACAGTTACTTGTAATCTTTTTAATTTTAGATCAGCAGCTGCTAGTTTCATAAACTCTAACGCACCTTTATGAAATTTTATTTTATGTTCTGAAATTTTTTTTTTATCAGGTATTAACCATAATTCTGCAACTCCAGGCCAATAAGGAACTACACCAAAACATAACATAGGCTTACCATCATCAATAACACAATAACCATAACCTTGCTGTGATGCTGCATCTATATAATCAAGATAATTAGTTTGAGATAAATTTAATGTATCAAATTCATTTAGATCCATTAGGTTTAGCAAGTAAGATCTAAAAGGAACTACACTAATCTTTGTTCCCTGGATCTTGAATATCTGTTCTAGTTTCTGTAGGTTCATTTATTTCTTCTGCTGTTGCTCTGGTTCCTGGTTGATGTAATACAATGCCTTTCCATTTATCATCTTCTACTTCTATAATTCTTTCTTCTAGCAAACTCATTTCACCGATCTGCCAAACTTTAATTAAATATTTTTTGATCATGCAAATATATCAAAATCTGCACTAGCTACTGATGCTGAAAAGTTTTTATTACCACCTCTTGTTAATCGTTTATGTTCACCACCACCTAATAGTAAATACATAAAAGCATCACCGACATGCGAATGTTCATTTTTATTAGGTTGATCTTTGTATCTTTCACCACCAGATATTTGAACTCGTTTAAAATGATAACCACCATTCAATGCTTTTCGTAATCGCTTACATCTTTTATCAACTAACAATCCAGGCTTACCTTGGATTAACCTATTCATTGGAGCTGCACCAGCCTCTCTACGAACTCTAAAATCATTTGTAGCAGTTGGTCTAGCAACTAATCCTATTGTTCTTAAATGATCAAATGCAGTAACTTCAAAGATCTCATCCCTTTTCATACCAGCTGGATCACCCCAAACTAATACATCGTACTTTGGAAATCTTGTTTCTAATTCACCTTTTAACATATAACCAAATCTTTCTAATCCCATATCAAATGTTACAAGCTCATGGAGTATTCGCCATTGTCCATTAGGTAACTTCTGGCCAAAGATAGCTGCTGGAGTTAAACCAAAGTCCACACCTACCTGGATAGGATATTGAATATCTGGTTCTAAATATTCTTCTGTCATCAAAGTATCATCATACTCACCCATGACAGGCTTACCTTCTTGAACATAAGTATATCTACCCTGGGCATAGCATCTAATCCAATCAGCATTCTTACCAAGTAATGTTTGTTCATAATAACCAGCTGTTAAATTTTTTTTATTTTCTGTATTAGGATTTGTTACCCACCATTTGTTTGCTGCATAAACAAAACCATTAGCCTCTGGATTTTCTGGTAACTCATTTTCTGTAGCCTCTTCAACAGCTCCTGGCTGCTTATAAAATTTCCAGGCATACTTACCTCTCATCTTTTCTTTCTCTGCTAAATTATACCACCAATGATCATCATCCATTGGGTTCGTATCCATAATAATTCCTCGCCAGGGTTTTGCTCCACCATCTGATAATGTAGGATACCTTCCAACTCTGTGTGTTAATCCATCTATAACAGCTTTAGGCAGCTCTCTAGCCTCATTCACCCATGCTCCTGTCAATTCCATTGATAATAACTTTCTAACATCTTTAGGTTGATCAAGGGCAAGGAAGATAACTTCACAATCTATACCTGGAGCATTATCTCTAGCTGGTAATTTTATATGATGTGTTAATGGTGGCGACCATCTAAATGCACCCCAAATGTTCTCTGGAAATAACTCTTGCCATGTTTTAATAGTAGTTGTCCTCAACTCCGGATAAGAATTACGAACTACTACGAACCTAGAATACTTGATCCCATCACGAGGGCTTTGTACTTGATTAACAGCTCTGATCATAATCTCTGCTGCACAAGCATACGATTTGCCGGAACCTACCGGCCCCATTAATCCTCTTACAAAACTTTTATCATTTAAAAATTTCCAAACAGTAGGGGATGTACTAAAGTCTAGATTTAGATTTGCTATTGCATTACTCATTTGTGATTGCCTTTACTATTGATTGAATTCTAGTGTCATCTTCTTGCTTTCTTCTAAAGACTATATCTCTATAATCTTTCACATTTCTACCACATTTCCTCGCACACTCACGATCACTTAACTTGTTCTTGAGCATTGCTACTTGGATCTGTTCCACTTCCTTGTGGTTCATTAACCTCAACATTCTCTGCCTCCACTATTTTAGGTTCTTCCGGCCCACTCATGTTTATTTGTACTACACTCGGTCTATCTACATCTTGCTCTGGTTCTAATAATCCAGATGCTTTAGCTAATACTCTTAACACTCCAACTTTATCATGCAGCTCTACTTCTAACTGTGGCCCCATCTTTGTTGGTGTTACTTTAATTTTTTTTATAGCTTTGATTGCTGACTTTGAAATATTTTTAGGATCCTTAATAGTAACATTACCTTCATCATCCCAAACCATTATCTCATCAATATTCGCAGTAGCTATATCAATTAATTCTTGAGCAACATTATCTTTGTTATGTTCAATGACTTCGGACTTTCTAATCCTCCTCTGAACCACTCGGACACCACCGAACCGATCCAGAGGGGGTTTTATAATCCTCTTTTTAGTAGGGGATTGCGTCATCCATTTCTTCTTTCGTATCAGCTTGTTCAGCTGCTAGATTGACAGGGGGTTCCTCATCTTTATTCTCAAATGTGTTAAAGAATAAAATAGCCTCACCTTTTTTATATTCTTTGGTTTCATCTTTCCTATAGATCTTTGTATCTAATCTACCTGGAACCGGAACATACTTTCCTGTGTCTTTATTGTAATCAGCACCAGGCCAAGTTTCTATAATTACTTCTAATCCTTCTGGAATAGATGCAGCTTTAAAAAACTTAAATCCTCTGTTGCTGGATATTGGTTTTGTCATATATTTCCTCACTTGTTTGTTTCATGTTTTTTCTGTAAAAAAATTGTGTGATACCCCCCATATATATATACGCACCCCCTGGGGGAATGGTATGCATTTCCTAGATTTTTTTGTATCCGGAAATCCTACAGGAATATCGCTATTCTTCTACAGTACAAATCATATACGAACCTTTAGGCTTTGTAAATAATTCTATTTCCATGGCATCTTCTTCTTGTTGGCTAGTTTCTTTATCATCTTCTGTATATCTAATGCGTTATTATCCTTCTGTTCCTTAAAGAATATAGGCTTAAAGAAATAGATAGATCCAGGGCAATCATACCTATTATCCTTCCTCCATTGTATTGTGGTTCTGATCTTGGCAATGGCTGTATCCGGATGCAAACCTTTATGTAACCAACTCTTTACCAAATCTTCTTGCTTAATATCGTAAACTTTATGCTGTCCGAATATTTCTCTACAGAATTTAACATAACTATTCATAATTAATCTACTCGTATTAAGAATAGATATATTGTTAGTTGGAGTGTTATGTAGTCGGTCTGAAGGAATATCTACATATTCACTAGAAGGAATATCTACCTTGTTAGTATCTTTCTTATTATTCACTCTAGAGGAATATTTACCATTACTGTTTTTATTCATAAGGGGGCCTTTCGGAATAGTTATCTTCTCTTCAAAGGATCTATCATTTACTGTAGCTATAGCCTTCGCATCCTCTTCCTTAACTTTAGGATCAAACACCATAAAGTATTTGTTACCTTTTAATCCAGGATGTTTCTTCGCATATCTTATGTAACCCCATTCAATTAGTTTCTGTATGTGCTTGGATACAGTTGATTGGGTGATGTGTAAGTTTTTAGCAATAGTAATCTGATTAGGCCAACACACACCGGTTCTTGATGTGTAGTTACCTAGACAAGCCAGGATCATAAATGTCCGAGGATAAGTCTTGAACCTAGGATCTATGACAGCTCTTTGGGGCAGAACACAGAATGCTCCAGGTGTCTTGCCCTTACCATAATCTGCTTTCTTTTTTGTCATTCATTATCTGGTTCTGCTTTAGACTTTAATTCTGCCTCAAGTTTGCCAAAATCTGACCACAGCTCTAATCCTAATTCCTTCTTAATATTCCAGCAATTAGTCTTATCTCTTTTTAATCTTACATGATGAATGATTGTTGTATGATCTCTGTTACCACACATTCTACCTATTGCAGAATAAGATCCATGAGTAAGTGCATTGCATAAGTTTATAAATACAGATCTAACTCTTACAATATCAGAAAGCCTACTCGCAGATTGTATGGCAGCTGGTGTCATTTCGTAGTAATCACACACAGCCTCAAGTATATCTGAAATCCAAACTCTTTTAGCTCTCTCGTTTGGTTTAGG